CCATGATAGATGCACCAGTTTATGTTGTTGATATTGAAAACGATAAAACATTCGGATTCGATGTTGATGGGAATAAGATGGATATTGAGCAAACGGTATTCGTACCCGTTGAGCAATATGTTTCTGGAATTGAATTAAAAGAAAACGAGCTTGGTTGCTTTGTTAGCGAATCCCTACACAAGCCACCAGTGAGAGTTATTAAACAGGTTTTACCAGAAAAAAATAGTTAATTATCCCCTTTAAAGGCGGTAAATATGAACACACAAGAAAAATCATTCTATTTAGCTAGCGTTATGGCGAGAGCTAAAGAGCAAGCCCTTAAAGCGGTTATTAATCAATATTTCGGGGGTTCTCCCTGGGATGAATCCACATTAGAGCGTCACGCAGGCATTAACGTCGATCCCGACGGAACGGAAACGTTTTTTATTGGCGAAACTGAGCTTGTCAGATTTGGCCCACTCGAATCAAAAATAGATATCGAAGGTGAGCGCGTCATACTTTTATTTCACCAAACCATATTGGAGCTTTACTAATGATCTTATGTGTTGGGCTAACGGTGTTTTATTTTTGGCTTGGTATTGGGGCGCAGAAAGCTGTATCGAGCAACCACAAATACGGAAAAGCTCCAGCAGTCATAGGCATAGCTTTTTGGCCAATTCTTTTATTGGTTGTGTCTTTTATTGATATCGATGAAGGTTAACTTATGATTAAAAAAATAGTCACAAACAAAGAACAACTAGCCATACCCAGCAAAGAAATCAATGATCCGGAATTAATCAAAGAAATTATTCAGGATTTAAAAGACACTGCGCTTTATCACGCAAAATCAAAAACTGGTTGTGCCGGCTTAGCTGCAAACCAGATTGGGAACCTACACCGCATTGTTTTAGTGAATCACTCTGGTAAATGGGTTGTGATGATTAACCCCAGCATTGAAAAAGTTGAAGGCTGCAAGAGTAGTCTGGCTGGCGAAGGCTGTTTATCACGCCCTGGCGTTCACCGGAAAATACGACGCGATAAGAAAATCATTGTGCGTTTTTGGGATGAAGACGAAAACCTGATTGAAGAGGAAGTTAAGAATTTCACTGCGCGGGTTATTCAGCATGAGGTTGATCATCTTGATGGGAAGTTTATTTGATAGTAAAGCCGTTAAATAATCTTGATTTCTCTGGCTAAAGGTAGATAATCTACACTAGAGAAAAGGAGAATATTATGCCGGCACCAAGACCACCATTTAAAAGATTGTATGAAAATATACTTAAAACACCATCTGGATGCATGCTATGGCAAGGGCAGGTTATGAACTCTGGATACGGACAAATAAAAGCATTCACCAAGATGGTTGCTTGTCACAGGCTCAGTTATGAGCTTTATTATGGGCAAATACCAGATGGAATGGAGGTATGTCATACATGCGATACTCCTTTATGCGTAAATCCAGACCACCTTTTTGTTGGCACGCACGATTCAAATATGAAGGACATGGTTAAAAAAGGTCGCAGAGTTCAAGGTAAGCCAAACCCAAGAAAAGGATTAAAAAGCAAACAATCAAAACAAGTGCTCGTTTTAGGTAAGGTTTATGGAAGCATTAACGAAGCCGAGAAAGCGTTAGGGCTAGGCAACGGAACAGTAAATTACTGGCTTAAGAAGAAGAATGGAAAAGCAATAATTATCACATTAGAAGAATATGAGGAACTGAAGAATGGCTAGATCACTCAATCAATGTAATTTCATAGGGAACATCACAAGGGATATTGAGTTGAGGTACGCTTCTAGCGGTACCGCAATCGCTAACTTCAGCATTGCCTGTAATGATTCATATAAAAACAAGGATACTGGTGAGCAGGTTGATACTACTGAATTTGTGAATATCGTCGCATTTGGTAAATTAGCTGAAATAATGGGGCAATATTTATCAAAAGGCTCAAAGGTTTACATAGAAGGAAAAATGAAAACCGATAAATACGATAAAGAAGGACAAACACATTACAGTACTAAAATAGTAGCTAACAATATGCTGATGTTGGACTCAAAAAACCAAGGTGCACTAAAACAACAAGCCAGCACAGCGGCACAACAAGGCAGACCAGCGCAAAGTGCACCGACACCAGTAGATGCAGATTTCGATGATGATATTCCTTTTTAAATCAAGGACTTAGACGTAAGATGCTAGCAACAACAAAACAACCAGAGCACAACTTTAATTCTAAGGACTATTACGAACATGAATTTGAAACACCAACACCCCAAGCGGATTTCCCGCCTGGGCACATAGTTTGGACAACAAGATAGGAGAATAAAATGCAAAGATATATTGGAACAAAATTATTAAACGGCGAGCCAATGACGCTCGGAGAATATAACAATCTTCGTGGCTGGGACATGCCGGAAAATGAAGACCCAGCAAAAGAAGGTTATTTGGTTGAATATCTTGATGGCGGTGAGCCGAACCATGAAGATTTCGACAATTACATAAGCTGGTCGCCAAAAGAGCAGTTTGAAAATGCATACCGTAAAACCAAAGGCAGTAACTTCGGTTTAGCTGTTGAAGCAATGAAGAAAGGTATGAAGGTAACTCGCATGGGTTGGAACGGTAAAGGTATGGTTTTGTCTCTGCAGTTACCAGGGCAAAACAGTGAAATGACATTCCCATATCCTTATTTCACAATTCCAGGCTGCGAAGAAGGCGAGCGAAAAATACCATACTGCCCAACTATCGTTGACATTATGTCAGATGATTGGATTATCGTAGAATAATCACCCCCGCCGCCAAGGATGGCACCTATTAGGAACCAATGAGGCACCACATGAACCACACAAGAATGAATGAACTCATGGAAGAAGAAAACGCTAAGTGGCCAGCTAAATTAAAAAAATTGTCAAAAAACGAATGGCCGGCGACACAACAGCAGTGGCTGATGGAAGTATGGCGATCCCGTGGGTTTCTTGTGCAAGTGTATTACGAGGGTGAGGTTAAGCGATTATCCGTATGTCGAACCACAATAAAGCAAAACGGAAACTGGGCTGAGGAAATCACCTGGAATGATCTGCAGGCACTTAAAGAGCAATGCGGATATGGCGATAAAGCAGCTGTTGAAATTTATCCACCTGATAAAGATGTCGTAAATGTGGCAAACATGCGCCATATATGGATATTAGATACACCACCTAATTATATGTGGAAAGATTAATGAAAACAGTAAACCCTATTCACGGATATTTAATAATTGGTATATTTGCGGTGAGCATTATTTTAATCCTCATAGGCCAAGCAATGGCTAAAAAAGATACGCACACAGAACGATTAGAAATGTATATCGCAACACAATGTAAATAAACGAACTGGAGTGATTTGCTGTGTTTTTACATGATATAAATATATATTTTTCAGAGCTACAGAGAGCCAGCAAAGAGCTAAGTATTATTGAGGGTAATCTTTGGGTATACGAATCAATGAAAAGCTTTGATGGTACGGCTCCTGGATCTGAGCAGGCAGCTAAAGTCTATATGGTAAAAATGAAACCAAGATTGAAAGAATTAAGAGAGAAATTACGAATACGCCTAGGCAATAGGACGCCTTAAGAGTTTAAATAAATGCCGCTCAGTGAGCCGCAAGGAAAATAAAATGACTGATTATTGGATGTTGGTAGATATAGCGCTTTTAGTGTTAGGGGTGATTTTCCTCATTGTAGGGGATTACCGCAAGAAAGTGCAAGATTATTTATTTGAGGCCGCAGCATGTTTCTCCGGTATTATTCTTATTGGCTCCGCTATTACTTCTGAATTATTAAGATGGTGGATAGGATATGCACATATTTCATAAATGGGGTAAGTGGGAACAGTACAAGTGGGTGGGACAAATAACCCAGGTTAGTACATTTATTAGACAGAATGTGAGCCTTCCTATAAAAGTAGAAGAAAACAGGCAGCGCAGAACGTGTGAAATCTGCGGTAAGATGCAAGACGAAGAAATTTAACTAAAGCGCCGCTAATAGCCGCGAGGTAGAGAACTATGAGTAATGAAGATAATAAAGTAGATACGATTGAAACCCCGCTATCACTCGCGTATGACTTTCTTCACGAAACACTTCGTTACGATAAAGTAACAGGAGGGCTTCATTGGAAATACAGACGTAAGTTCCAGCGAGAAATAGACGGACCAGCTGGATACGCCGATCCAAAAGGATATCGATACTTAAAGATAAATAACCGACGATACGCCGCTCATCGCATTATATGGTGCATGGTTAATGGGGGGTGGCCAAACGGATTTATTGATCACATAAACCAAAACCCCTCCGATAATCGAATTGAAAACCTAAGAGTCGTTAGCCGTAGCGATAATGCTAAAAACACGAAGGTCAGGTGTGACAACTCAAGCGGGGTTATAGGTGTTTCTTGGCACAGTAATAAAAAAAGATGGGTGGCTCGAATAAACGTAAACCGCAAAAGAATAGAGCTCGGTAGCTATCTCACAATTGAAGAGGCGATTAAGGTTAGAGCGAAAGCCGAGATTGAGTATGGATACCATAAGAATCACGGGGTACGCAGTCATGGCAGCTAAAAAGAAAATAGCAAAGAAAAAGACTCAGAAAAAGAAGGTTATTAAGAGGAAAGTGGCGCGGAAGCCTGAAAATAATCAAGCCAACAAAAAGAAGAAAGCTGGTGGTAGAAATTACGTTAGGACCGGCGAAGGCCCAGGAGGTAAGCGTAAGGGTGCCGGTCGCAAGAAAGGTTCAGCTACAAAGAAGACTAGAGAAACAGCTGATAAGTTAGCATCTGATGGCGAGATGCTGCCTTTAGAGTATTTGCTGTCTGTAATGCGCGAAACCACGGTGACGTTAAAAGCCAAATACGATAATGGCGATATTACTTCGGAAGAATACATGGTTGAACTACAAACCATGCAAAAACGAAAAGACAATGCAGCTGAGAAGGCTGCGCCTTATATTCATGCACGATTATCTTCTATTGAAGCGAAAGTTACTGATAACGCACATGAGCGGTGGTTAGCTTTGATGGAAAGTGAAAAGTGAGCGATTCAACCGAAGAAAGCAGAAGGGATCAGGTGCTCAGGTTGCACATTCTTTATCTTGAGAAGCTGGAGAAACTTAGCTCGGCTGAGCGCCATGTCTTCGAGTGTTTTTTTAACTATTTAGCTAACCCAGTAATAATAGTGGGCGGCAATCCCGGTCACAAAGAAAACTAATTAAAACAATTGCGGCATAAAGCCCCAAAAGGAGAGAGTGATGACTGAAGAAGAAAAGAGAATGCGCCACGAACTAATGATTGAAGTTAATAAGTGGCGGTAAAAGCTACCCGTTGGCACGATAGTAAATATTCTCGATGTAGAAATGGTTATTCTTGAGGTTTATTCCAACCACCCAAACAGCGGATTCGAAGTAAAGTTGAATCATCACAATTATGTTACTGGCTCAGTAGAGGGGGCGAAGTTTCCGGTTGAGGTTGTTGAAGCGTACATAAATAAAATGAACGGTGATGACAAATGAACCAAAAACAATGGTGGCACAATATGGGTAGTGGAATCGTTCCTCGCGAAGATGACGACATGGAAAGCCACGCTAAAAGAATTTCTGAGGCTACTTGGGCTGCAGCCATGTCTGCAAGCGTTGGAATTGATTTAGCTAAGCCCGGTGATGAGCAATGTATGAGGGTTTGGGTTGATGTTGATGGTAATTTAAAGTTTGAAACTATACCTATGAGCAGAATAATGAAGGACTACCCAAGCTTCGATAGCTTCGATAAAAACATTCAAATAGGGAATTTTCTTTTTGCTGATGACCCCAGCGTTAATGCGAAAGAAGAAATCATGGAAGATATGCGGTTTCATATCCCTGACGAATACAGGGATAGAGTTACACTTATTGATAGTTTTGTTTTAGGAAGGCCAACAGTTGCGTGGAAGTATACGCCAAAGGATACCGAATGAATTTACCTGAGAACAAATACAACATAATCCTCACAAAAGAACGTTTAGCGGACGCACAAAGAAAAGTAAGCCGTGAGTCGTGTGCTGCAAATAATGCCAGAAACGCCTTAGGTAAATGGCTTATGCCATATGATGCGAAAGTAGGTGAAAAGTTTTCTGTGTGGCATTTAGATTCTCTAATCGAAGTAACCGTTACTAATGGCGACCCAGAATTACGAATTAGAACCAGAGGTAAACAGCAATTATGAAACTAAAATTCACAGATATGTCGTTAGACTTCGTAAAGCTTGAGCTTTTCTGTGCTGTGTTGGCTGGGGTATTCTTAATGCTCGCAGCAATCAGCTATGCATTCGACCATAAAGCATTTATACCGCTTGCCATTACGTTCGCCTTCCTGATGTGGCTGGCAAAGATGATGGAGTTTGGTGAGTCTTACGAAGAGAAGCGATTTAATCAGACTATGGCTGAAGATAGGTTGCCGTTTGAGTTCCGTAGGCAGGCTGATTAACGTGAGCGATTACGTTAAAAACAAGCTGGCATTCCTAAAGGCAGACAATAAGCTTAAAGCCGAGGTTGATGGTGGAGGCGCTATAAATATAAGCACTATTGATGAATTAATTGACGCATCGAAAAAATTGAAAGAGTGCGTTCTGAAAAAAAGAGGTTAAATAAAAATGATATTTGAAGCTGATAAGGTAAAAGTAGTGCAGTTTGGGAGCGGCACAGTACAAATAATGCCGTCCATCATAAAAGATGATGGTGAAATATATGGCACTTTATCATTTGGAGAATTAGATGAGCCCGTACCAATCGGGCAAGATATACCGATTGACGGCATAAAAACCGATACCGATCTAGGCGCGCAAGTTAGAATGGTATTCACCAAAATAGAATCCTTAGATGTGGTTATTGAAGAACTACAAAAAGTTAAAGTTTTGATGCTAAAGGATTAATGAAGATGAGCGAAATAATTCTAAGCTTAATTGCTATTCCATGGATATTTTTACACATTGAGTATCGAATTATATTTGGTGAATGGAGGTTGTTATTGTGAGCGCATTTAAAAAAGAAGAAAGAATGGTGTTGCCATCTAATCGAGAACAGGCTATGGAAAGAATAAGAACCAGCGAGGCTCTTGAGGAAGATCTTACTGTGTTGAAAGCTGCCTTTGATGATAGGGTAAAAATTATAGAGCTACAGCTAAAAGACAAAAAAGAATTAGCAGAGGCTTTAAAAGAAGCGGCTGAAATAGACGGTTCAATATGCGACAGATTTAAAAGAATCTATCTTAAATTAGCAAATAAACACTTAAACTGTTGAAATAATGAGCGAACCAACCCCAGAAATAAGCAAAAAAGAGCTGGCATTCAGAACCAAGCTAAAGAACGACTTCGAGTTTTACGCACCCAAAGCATTACAGATCAGACCTAAAGCTGGTGCGCTGGTACCGTTCACACTCAATAAAGCCCAAAGATACCTTCACCTGGTTGCAGAAAAGCAGATACTTGAAAAAGGTCGTGTCCGGATCATCGTACTCAAAGGCCGTCAACAGGGAATTAGCACCTACATTGAAGGCAGGTTTTACTGGCGCGTAACCCATCGTAAGGGTGTTGGCGCATGCATTCTCACCCACGAAGACAAAGCCACTGAAACATTATTTGATATGGCCCAGCGTTATCACGATAACTGTCTGGAGCAAGTAAAACCCACAACCGGCGCACAATCAGCCAAAGCATTGAACTTTAGTGGACTTGATAGCGGCTATAAGGTCGGTACCGCCGGTTCAAAGGCAGTTGGTCGCGGTAGTGCTAATCAATATTTTCACGGTTCAGAAGTTGCATTTTGGCCACACGCTGACACTCATGCCATGGGAGTTATGCAGGGTATCCCGCTAATGGATGGCACCGAGATATTCTTAGAATCGACCGCTAATGGGCCAGGTAACTTCTTCCACGCCCAGTGGCAGCTCGCAGAGCGCGGTGAGAGTGATTATATTGCGGTGTTCTTGCCATGGTATTGGCAGGATGAATACACATTAGAGTGCCCTGAAGATTTCGAGCTTACTCAAGATGAATTTCAATTACTCAATTTATTCAAGAAAGACGGCTTAACCACAGAGCATTTGAACTGGCGCCGCATGAAAACCGGCGAACTATCTACAAGCGGCGAGGATGGTAACTGGAGATTTAAACAGGAATATCCATTTACTTCCGCAGAAGCTTTTCAAACGTCCGGCGAAGAATCATTAATTGATCCTAAGTTCGTACTGGCTGCCAGGAAAACAGAAAAACCAATGTCCGGCGCACATGTGGTTGGCGTTGATCCGGCTAGGTTCGGCAAAGACAGGACGGCAATCATGCACCGCAATGGCCGAAAAGCCTATGGTTCTAAAGCATACCGTAAGAAATCAGTGATGGAGGTCGCGGGTATCTGTGTGCGCATTCTCACTGACGCTGTAACTGGAAACCCAACCGATGTTGATATGATGTTTATTGATGTGGGCGGTTTAGGTGCCGGTGTTTATGATCGGCTCGTTGAGCTTGGTTACGAAGAAGATGGCCGTATTTGCGCTGTAAACAGTGCCAATAGGGCGTTGCAAGATGATAGATTCACTAACAAACGTGCCGAGATGGGTGTTAATATGCGGGACTGGTTTGAAATGCCAGGTGGTGTTGATATTGAAGATCTCGATGTATTGCAGGCAGATATTTGTGGGCCAAGGTTTGATTATGATAGTTCAGGCCGCTATGTTCTTGAAAAGAAAAAGGATATGAAAAAGCGTGGGCTGGAATCACCGGATTTCTTTGACTCGCTCGGATTAACCTTTGCAGAGCCTGTTGCACCGCCAAATTTAAAGAAGCGCAGAGCACAGGCAAATATTGAGTCGATTGATTATCAAGTGTAAAAATACCGGGAGTTAATTATTATGGGCATCCACCGTAGAGAAAAGAAAAAAGAAACACTATTTGAAAAGGCGCAAGTATGTGGGATATGTAAAAAGCCGATTGCATATAAAGAGGCAAATTTAGATCATATTCAACCACGTAGCTTGGGTGGTGGGAATGAGCTGTCAAATTTACAACTTGCTCACTTTAAATGTAATAGTGAAAAAGGTAATTCACACACAAAGCCATAGGCGGAAAATATTCAATCAATTGATTATGATGTGTAGGAGGCAAAATGAAATATATGATACAGAATAAAATAACAGGTGAGTTTCTTGATGATAGATTTATCGTCACTCAAGACGGAAAAATTGCTCAATGGGATGAATCGCAAGGATGGGATGACAGCGTTGAGAACCAAAGCAATTACATTGTTACTATAGTAGAAACCTATAGTAGGTAATAGGTTGCGTTATAGCCAACAACGTATATTATATACAAGACAGAACAACAATTTTAAGGGTGGTGGCGCGTTCTCCAGAACAACCTCTTAAGTACCGGCAGGCAAAGGTGCTTCACAGGATTCGATGCTTATTAGCTATTACCCGTTCTTTCGGTAGCTAAACAAGGTAAGGTGAGCCTCCTTAAATCATGATCGCTAAATTAAACCAAGCTGGATAATTAATTAAAAGCGTGAGGAAATATCTTGTTATCACAAGAAGAGCTTAAAGAACTGCTTCATTACGATCCTGATACCGGTATTTTTACGAGATTGGTTAGTACGGCTGGCCATGCAAAGGTTGGTGATGTTGCTGGAACCCGCGAAAAGTCAGGCTATATCCGTATTAGCGTTAAAAACAAACAATACCGCGCTCACCGACTTGCTTGGCTATACATGACTGGGCATTGGCCAAAACATCAAATTGACCACGACGATCACATCAGATATAACAATAAGTGGGGCAACTTAAACGCAGCCACAAATCAAGAAAACCATAAAAACCAAACTAGGCGAAGCACTAATACCAGCGGTATAACTGGGGTTTATTGGAATAAAAACTTAGAGAAGTGGGAAGGTAAGATAAAAGTCAATGGGAAATCAAAATACCTTGGCGTAAACATGGATAAGTTTGAGATAATTTGCGCTAGAAAATCAGCCGAAGTTCAACATGGCTTTCACACCAACCACGGCCAGCAATAGGAAATCACCATGAAAAACTCGATTGCTGTGAAGCAACCAGAAGAAGAAGAAAAGAAAACGGGCATGAGTTCACCTTCCGAAATTGAGTACGAAGACGAGCTATCTCGCGAAGATAAAATGGCCGAAGTGGAGGAGATGATGCAGATTTTCGGCACCGGCCTTCAAACTCAGTTTGATAAACAAGTTGGGCTTAAAGAAGAGATTGAGGCTAGATGGCTCGACGATCTACGTCACTATAATGGAGTTTATGATAAAGAAACCTCGAAAAATATCAACGATGGAAAAAAGAAAAGTAAGATATTCGTTAATCTCACCCGAGCAAAATCCAATACAGCAGAATCAAAATGGTCTGATCTGG